TCGCCTTCATGGAAATCTAAATTGTCATCTTTTATCACTTTACATTTTAATTTACCTGGCGTACTTCTTCTACTAAACTCCACCGTTACCCCTTCGCAAACAATAGGTATTTGTACTCGTCCATTGTGTTCAATAAGCAATTCATAAACATTATCGGTTAAATTTCTTGCTCCCCTTAATTCTTCAAATGCTTTTGCTATGGGCTTGTTGTCTGCACCGTAAACGGTTTTGATAGATGTAATTTCTTTGTTTTTGTCTTGTTTGTCTTCTTCGCTTTCCGTGCCTCCAGCACTTCCCCCAGCACCAGTATAGCCTTCCCCCTTATAGCGTAACAATGCACAAACCTTTGTAGAATAACTACTTTTCCCTATTTTCTCTACACCATTAGCAGGATTTCCCGCATGAGTAATGCCCCCATACTGATTTACTATCATAACATGAGTGATTTTATTTATTCTTGATGTGGAGCTGTCCGTGCAACAGAAAACAATATCTCCTGGCTGATACTTTGCAGTAATGCTGGAAGGAGAGGGCAAATTTTTGCCAATTTTAGCATAGCTATCTGGATAAAGCAGTTCAAACCCCTTTGCATAGCACTCTGTACTGCTAATATCAACCTTACCGCCTGTATCTTTATGCACCAGCTTCACACCAGCATAGTCAAACGCTCTATATACTAAACTCGAACAGTCAAAACTATTTTCCCCCCAACGGTTTGGTTGGCTGTATGTTTTGCCAATTTGCCTGTCTACATATGCAAGTACTTTGTCAATCACACTCATACCTATCCACCCCCCTTATTTTGAGCATAAAAAAAGAACAGTTTTCAGACTTATTCAGGTCAATCATTCTAAGTTAATTCCTTTTTAATAAATGTTTAAAATATTGATAAAATATACCATCTTCATCTAATTTAAACTCTTTGCAATCTCTTTTATTATGGTCATCTAAATATTCATTTGGCGCAAAACCATAAACTTTACAATTTTCACACTCTTCATTCAATTCAAGTATTTCATTTTTACAAAAAGCGCATATTGGTGCAGACATGATTTCAGCCTCACCATACACTATTTGACAGCTAAGAGGAATATTATCTTGATTTTCAATCATTTGTTCTTTTTCTTCTATCATGGTATCACTTCCGCCTCTAAATAGTATTTATTATCTATTATTTTAACAGATACAATTTTATATATCAACCCTACATCAAATAAAACTTCTTCTTGATTTTGATATTTTTTATAAGCAATACTTTTAATATAAACACCACCTTTAAAGCCTTTAGGAATCTTTATTTTAATAACAACATCTCTTAAAGGATAATCAAAATCAATCAGACTTGTTGATATAAATGTTTTATTGACTATTGTTTTATTTTTCAAAAGAGCAATTAAGTTTTTATTTTTCTTTATTTTTTGTACAATTTCATTAGGAATATTCAAATGTTCTAATATTGTTTTTCTTTGTACAATAATATCATTTGTAATTTCACATTGACTTAATGCAGTATGCAATAAATCAAATTGCTTTTTATATTTTTCTAAATTTTGACCTTTTGCAATCCTTCTATTGATTTCATATGCACTATTACCTGTATATTTTCTAATTGCTTGTTTTTGTTGTTCTGTCAATTTTTCTAATTGTTTAGTAGACTCTATTTTAAATTTTTCTATATTATCAATACTGTGTATTTTTGTTGTATTCTGCAACTGTTTCAGTTGTTGTTTTTGCTGATTGATAACAGTTTGCAGTTGTTCTAACTGTTGTTTTTGCTGTTGAGCAATATCTTGTAACTGTTTCATTTGTTGCTTTTGCAGACTTTCTGCATTATCAATGGACTGATTGATAGACTGTTTTTGTTCTTTCAATAACGTACTGTCTTTTGCACTTACTTTTTGACTACCTTCTACACTTTTGTTATACCACTCTTTATATGTCATATTGGCAGGAACATAGTACGTTTTACCATTTTCATCTCTTGTAGCACGTTCTTGCTGTTGTGTAAATTTATCATTGAAATATGGTGTTGTTGTGGTTCTGCAATTCGCATGAAAAGGGTTTGCGTTCAACCCTGGTTGATAATCTTTTACATCAAACACTTTGCCATCCATATCTCTGCATATGGTACTTGTTTTTGTATCAAGTACTGCTAATATTTTATATTGTTTGACTTCTAATTTATCATACGTTTCTTTTCTTGACGCTGACGCAAAAAAAGCACTTTCCGTCATAACCAACCTTCTTGTTGCATACTCTGACGAATTGAGTGCTTTTTGCATATCTTTTATTATTTTTTGTGGAGATTCTCCTCTAATCATACCTTGAGAGAATCTATTTTCAAGCTGATATAACAGTTGTGTTCTATCTTTTCCCCATATCCTTTCAGAAAAGTTTTTACCATCTGGCGCCCAAGGTTTCGCAAGTACTTTGTTCATTTTTGTTTCATCAATTCTACTAAAAGCACTTCCTATACCTGACGCCCTTTGTATTTCATAAGCTGTGCGGTAATACCCTTCTTTGTAAATGTCTTTTAATGTATTTGTTAGTCCATACTCTTTTATTGCTTCCAATTTTTCTACTTGTTGCCTAAATTGATATTGTAATGCCTGTAATCGTGTTATCCTATGTACTGTACTTGCATTTTCTAACTTTTTCACCCATTCTTTGCTTAAACCATTTTGACTACCATATTTGATATAATCATGTAATTTCATTTGAAATGCTTGTCTTTCGCTTGTTGTCAATATTTGTTTTGCTTGCTGAAATGTGATATTGTTTTCCTGCGCAAATCTCATGTAAAAATCATTGATGTCTTTTTCAATGTTCTCCATCACATTCGCATAATCTTTTTGCACATTTTTAATATAATTTTCGCCCTTTTGCAAAAGCATTTCATTTAAAAGTAAAAACCTCTTTTCCCAATATTCGCTATTTTGCATACCCTCCACCCCATTTATTTTATTGCATAAAAAAAACACCTGCTAAAACAAGTGCTTTACAAATTTTATAATATTATGTTATAATCTAATTACAAAGGGACGCAGTCACCACGGGATGTGGTCACCCTCGTTTTGTTATGGTAAAGCTACCCTAGCTTGTCGAGAGCTATGATGGGTAGCTTTTTATTACTTTCTATCAATATAAGAAAGCACTGCTATGATAAATGTACCAAAAGCAAGCATTAAATAGATTGCTTCAAATACTGTCATATGCACCACCCCCTTGTCCCTTTGTATGTAAGAGGGTGCTTACCCGTCATGACTGCTATATACAATATACCACATTATTCTACAGCATTCAACAATGATATATCATGATTACCAAATTTTTCTAGTGTTCTTTTTTCTTCTGCCTCCATTTCTTGCATTTCAGCATTGACATCTGTCACAAAAGGGTGCATAGCAAGCAATGTTTTATCTGAAACAATGCCCTTACTAGATTGTATCATGCCCACAATTTCAACATCATTTGTGATGATATTTTTATTGATGTCCACAATGATATCATCTGCATTGTAATTTGTGCCATGTGTTCTATTGTAGTCGTCTGTCACAAACCATAACAATTCTTTTATTACTTTTTTCAATTTTGCTATCATATTGCCCGCTTTTTGGTCAAGCAGTGTATATTGAAATTTTAAACTGACACCCGATGGAGCGTTACCAAATTTATCACTATCTGTATCCACACCCATGCCAAAATGAAATATATCTTTTCTTAACATTTTCAGATATTCCAGTCTTCCCGCAACAGGTAACTCTATTTGTTTTGCTTCAATTTTTCCACTTGCGTCTGAAATATGTACCGCTTTATTTATTTGTAAACGCTTTGCAATAGCATGAGCTGTTTCGCCACCATACCCCGCAATTACCCAATACAATTCCACTAAATCTAAAAAATTGTTTGTGCCTTCACTTGATATCAAGTCATATGCGTCAATTAAGCCTTTGATATGTTCTAAATCTGTTGTACTGTTTCTATTATTTTTGAGTATTAAAAAAGGAACTCTCCCCCAGCTATGCCCCTGTCTTTTTTTGTCAAAACCGTCTAAATTTGTAACACTCCACCAATGTGGGGAAGGATTCGCTTTTACCGTATTGTCACGCATATATAAATTTTTTTCTTTTTCAGTGTAATATGTGACATTGTACTTTGTCCACCATTCTACTTTTTTACGTGTGTATTGCTGTCCATTCTCTACTACCACAATATCATAATATCGTATCACTTCCTGCAATTCTTTTTGATTATTTGTATCATATATTGCAATTACTTCATTCGCTGGTACAATACAATAGTCTAATTTGCCATTTGTATTATAATAGATGTGTATGGTTTCAAAGCCTTTGTTGCTTGCCCCTGTTACCAAATCTTGCAACATTTCGTTGAATGTGTCGTCTGAAAAGTCACACAATACTTTTTCATATGCCTTTTTTTCTGCATTATCTTCCGCCCCTGCTACTCTTATAGTAGGTTCTTTGCTTACTAAATAAGCAGTTTTTTGGTCAACCAATATTTTTAAAAATGCATTGATATTTTTGTGGTTGCTCCTGTTTACATTGCGAAATAGCTTGTAATGCTGTTCTCCTGTTATTTCGTCATTTTCTAATATTCTTGAAGATGTAAAATCTTTTTGTAATACATCATGTTCACCATTGTAATATCGTTCCCCTAATTGCATATTTTTCTTTTGTGTGCTGTTTATGTCATGGTTTATAATGTATTTTAATATGTCGCTTTCATTCAATGCACCTTCTGCAATCAGTTTCGCATTTATCATGTCTGTTGCTGTTAAAAACATTTTTTCACCTCCCTACATTAATATTTCATATTTTCATTATTTTATTTGCTTTTTTGCCATTTCCTGTAACAACTTTTGTATTTCAGCAATAGTATACAATTTATCTTTTTTCAATATTGCGCTCAATATATCCCTTTTATCAGCAAAGAGCTTACTTTGCAATACTGCACTCTTTGTAAAAGTCAATTCCTTATTGCAATCCTTTTTCAATTTCTCTTGTTTTTCCATATACTTTCAACCCCCTCATATATTCTTCTGGCTGTTTTTGTTTATACATATAAAAATCATAATCCACAAAAAAATGGAGTACACCGTCCCGCATTTCTGCACGTCTGTGTGTCCCCCTTATCAAACTGCTATCCTGTAATGCTATTAATTCTAAAAGCCTATGTAGTTTTTGCTGTACTTCCCAACATTCCGCATTTCCCTTTAATGGGAAATAACTGATTACAAATGTATGTTGTGCTAAAAATCTCAAATCTATAGCATTTTGCTCTGCATTACTGATACAGTGAATAAAAAAACAAGGTTTTTTTAAGCATTGCGGTATTTGTTCGGTATAAATATGTTGTGTCTGATATTCTTTTCTAATAGCACGTGCTATAGATTGTGTTAACTCATTTACCACCGTTTATCGCCTCCGTTAAGAGTGCCTCTAGTTTTTGCCTTATGATTTCGTCTAAATTTCTTTGTAAATCTCTTTCGGCTATTGTCAACATGAATTTACCTTCTACCCATCCCTTTTTTAGTCTTTTCCCTATTGCCTCTACATATTTGCCTGGTGTTTGTGCGTGTCCAAATTCCACATATTCTGCATACTCTAATGGGTTTATTACTTCTATATGGTATGTATCACCTATTTTTTGTATATCTGTTGTTGTCCATGATTCTGCTAGTTTATTTGTTTTTCTTGGTGTCCTTTCTATAACATTGTCAAAAAGTTTAGACGCAACATCTTTTGTAACGGCACTACAATAAGCGTCTAAATCTATGTCAAGCAGTTTTTGCATTCTGTCACGCAATGCAATCATTTCAGAAATGTCTATTTTTACATTCATCAAGCGTACTCCTTTTCTAGTTTTAATACAATTTCCCTATGTGAACCATATAATGCTGATTTTCCAGCACATAAAAATGTATTCGTTTCTCCTTCTTGTGTCACAATTATTTTGCAACCTTCATTAGCTTCAATTTCTGGTGGTAAAAATAACTTGATGACTTGTAAAATATCTGTTGTTGTGTCTGTCTGTTCCCCTTGTTTTGCTCTTTCATAACTTAATCTGCAAGGGATATTTTCATATTTTGTGAACTCTGATACATTGTTTGTTAATCCTTGTTCGTTTTCGTAATATAGTATTGTGCAAATGCCATTGTATAGCTTTTCTGTGTGCTTTTTTAGTAAATGAGAATATTGCATATATTGCCTCCTACAACATAATTGCGTTCGCAAAAGTTAAAGTTTTTTGTCAAACTTTTTTTCAAAAAAGTTTGTGGGTGTGGGCAACGCCCACAAATAAAACAATATTCTATAAATTCCCTCAAACCTTTTCACTGAATCTTTACAATATATAATATTTGAGTTATTTAATTTAATACTGTTCTATTAGAACCGTAGACGCTGTCCACACCTGCAAGCCCTTTAAAAAGGGCTTGACCCTAAACTTTTTAATTTACGAACGCTTTTATTTCATTATCTCATTATTTTACTATCACCGTCATATACAATTTTTCCATTGCCTGCACTGGTGCAACATTTGTTACTACCACAACACTATCTTTATTTTCGCCCTGTTCTACTGTTACATCATCTGATATAAAATCTGTAATAGCCTCTATTCTTTGCAGTTGATTATAATAGTCAACAATATCATTCCAAAAAGCAATACGCCCCGCATAATTATTTTGCACTTTGCCCAAATATTTCGTATAAAAAAGTGTTGCAATATCATTACCTATCTGGTCAAGTACTCTTACAATCTGATTATTTTTAAAATGCTCTGATTTTTGAGGCGTTACCGTAACAAGTGTGTTAATATCTTTCAATACTCTAACATCATCGCCTACATTGTGAAATATCAATTTTCCTTTTGAAACAGCATTTTCAATTTGCATTTGTGTGTAGTCGGTATCAATATCGTACTCACCATCATAAACCATGTTTGTTAAACTTTTTTGCACTTCACAACCTGCAACTGCACCCGTCAGCCAATAAACAATAGAAAATTCACCGAATAAATTTTCATCAACATTCAATAATTTGTTTTCAACTGAAATAATACCCTCATTATCTGCATTTTCTGCCCTGTATACAATCGTCTGAAATTTTACACCCTGCTGTTCTCTCATACGTATTGTAAAAGCAACAAATAAATCAACAACATCTTTTTCATCTGTATTGCAACCTAATGCATGAAAATGATATTTTTCTATTTTGTCTAAAAATTTTTGGTAGTTTTCCCCTGTTCTGCCTTGTCCGTCAGTGCCACCTGTTAAATTCATATTTGCCGTTGGCTGTAAATCAGCTTGTTTGTTAAATACTACAAAATCATTATTTTGTAATTCTTCTGCCGTCAATACGGTTTGCTTATGTTGTTCTATATTGTCAAGCAATGTTTTGACAATAAAACCTCCATCAACATTATTTTCTACCACAATAGATAACGCATTGCCTCGTGTACCTCCATAAATAGCCGTTGCAATATCATTTTTTGCTTTTTCTGCACCGCTGTTTAAACGATACCCCAAAAGCGTTTTAGCGTGTTTAAATATTTCTCTAAACATCTGCATTTGTGGATGTGTGTAATCATATCCAAAAAGTGCTATAGAATTTTTCATAAATTCTTGTGCTGTTACTGTGATTACTTCGTTTTCTTTTCCCCAGTCTGCAACAAAAGGCATTGCAACAATGCCCCTGTCTGATAATGTCGCTGACGCTCTGGTTGCTGATGTAAAATTGATGTATGCACCTGGTAAAATTTTGTTTTGTGTTGTAAATGTGCCACCACCTAATGCCATGTTGTAACCTCCTTACTCCGTTGTAATTGCATAATTGCGTTCGCTAAAATTAAAGTTTTTTGTCAAACTTTTTTTCAAAAAAGTTTGCAGGTGCGGACAGCGTCCGCAAATATAAATATATTCTTTTAAATCCTCTTAAACCTTTTCACTAAAACTTTACAATTCTTTATAAATAAAATCCATTATGTTCTGTTAGAACCTTGAGAGCTTTGCTCTCAAACTCTCACCTGCTTTTTGAAAAAAGCGGGGCAAAAACTTTTCAATTTATGAACGCTTTTATTTCGTTATTTTTTTCTTAACTTTTTCATTTCTTCCGCATGAATATCAATACAAGCGACAACTACCGCTTTATCCCTTTTAGACAAATTCAAAAAATAAGAGGGTGTCCAATGAAATTCATACAAGCAAACATATGCCATATTACTTTCCCAGTCACCCTCTTTAATTAGTTTTTTACCTCATCAACCAATTCTTCAAAATCTTCATCGAAATTGTTTATCATGCGCACATTATCAAGCAATTTGTAATATTCCCCACAAGTCAACATTTCTTTTAGCAAATCCTCGCCATTCATAACATGATAATGGTCTTGTAGTTCTGTATTTAATAAATCTGGATACACTACACACAATGCAGCTAACTTTGACATATAAAGCTCATTGTTAAATTCTCTTTCTGTTATGCCATTTTTTGCCTTTTTGACAATGGTACATTTTTTTCTTAAATGCTCATCTTGCTCTGCCGTAATTGCTTTTAGTTCCCATTCTACTGCTTTATCATTTTCAACAAATCTGCTACTAATTACTACTTTTTGATTTTCTGGTTTGATTGGATTCAAAAATGCATTTAAACTCATATAGATACCCCTTTCCTGTTACATTCCTTGTAATTCTTCAAATTCTTCTACTAAATCCCAATCTTCAAATGTGAAATCAATATCTTCATCAAGATACTTGTCGTCATTGGCGTCTACTTTTGCAACAATCACTTTATTCAAATTACAGCCTTTTAATGTTGTAGTCTGTCTGCCTGCGGCACTGCCAGGGTCTTCATTTATAATTATCATGTCAAAATATAAATCTTCACCTGTATCTTTAAAATGTTTCATTGCTTTTCTAAATACAGAAGTGTTGTAGTGGAATGTTGCACTGCCTGTACCTTTTAAGTTAATTGCTTTATTGCCTTTCGTTTTTTTCCCTAATATAGGGACTTCGACTTTTGTTTTTTCAACAGTAGCCTCTACTTTTATAGCACTCATAAAATTGATACGCCTGCCGTCTATAATGACATAACATTCGCCTCTGTTGCCCGCTATGGTGTCTTTTGCTAACATTGTTTTAAATGCCATGTTGTAACCTCCTTATTTCGTTGTAATTGCATAATTGCGTTCGCTTATTCAAAAGTTCTTTGTCCAACTTTCTGAGGGGAAAGTTGGTAGGGCGTGGGACAACGTCCAATAAAAGATATTCTTTTCAATTTCCTTAAACCTTTTCACTAAACTTTTAAAAATAATATTGTTCCGTTAGAATCGTGGACGCTGTCCAGTCTACGCTTCGCTTCGGTCGGTGCTGGACGAATGTCCACTGGACATTCAGCACCCTGCAAGCCCTTTAAAAAGGGCTTGAGCCTAAACTTTTTAATTTGCAAACGCTATTGTTTCATTATTTCACCAGCCCATTCTTCTATATCTATCAAGTTGTATTTTATAATTTTTTAATGTATCAGAACTACTTAAACTTTTTTGATTTTGTGTATCAAAAGCAACAGAAACATCACCCTCTGTAATGCTTTTCACTGTTCCCTCTGTCTGTTCTTGTCCAAAACTTCTACTTCTATATAAATCCATAGCAATATTTAGCACAACATTGTCTAATTGTTTTGGTACATATTGTAATCTGCAATAGCTACATATCATATCTATTGTACTGTTTATAGTAAATAAAAGCACTTCGTCACTATCGTCATTTTTTACCCCTAGTAGTTTCTTTAACGTCCTTAGTATTTCCGTTGGTGTCGGCACACTCACCGCCCCCCTGTAATTCTGTTTTTAATTTTTCATTTTCAACTTGCAATT